AAAACCCGTACCATTACCAATATCCAAAGCACCATTAGCGGGTGTAGTAGTTAAACCAGTTCCACCATTAGCGATAGGTAAAGTACCCGTCACATTGGTTGCGGCATTAACAAATGTTGTTGATGTTGTGCCAGTACCACCGTTGGCAATAGGTAAAGTTCCTGTGACGTTTGTTGCAGCGTTAACAAAGGTTGTTGATGTTGTGCCAGTACCACCGTTGGCAATTGCTAAAGTACCGGCAACAGTAACCGCACCAGTTGTTGCAGTGGCGGGGGTTAGCCCTGTGCTACCAAATGAAATACTTGAAACACTTGAAGCAGATGGATTTATCAATTGAAACCGAGTTCCATCGTATTCAATTAAATGAACTTGACCACTTACAATATCACCCGCAGCTAAAGCGGTTGAACCTTTTTTTGTGATGCTTTTAGCACCCAAACTATTTAAGTTAATTGTGGCTGCGCCCGTGTTTGTATTAGCCGCAACAAATGAAAACAAATTGCCCGTAGCGTAAGCAGCAAGGGCGGGCGTTAAAGTGCCCGTCAATGTGTCTGTGCCCGAAACGGTTGCAATAGTGGTTGCACCCGCTTGCAATTGACCATATTGAGCCGCATCGGTTGCGGCAGAACCCGCACCCAAACCCGTTATTTTGAACGTCCCCATTGGGATGTTTGCAGTGGGTGTGGTTTGTCCATCTTTGGTCAATGCGGTAGTTAAACCCGTAGCCAAGTCAGCAGTTAGCAGATTAAATGCCGTGCTAGTGATGGTTGTGCCTGTAACAACGGGTTGACCCGCTGTGTTGATATTGAACGTGCCCGTACCGTTGTAACTCATTTTGTATCCTTCAATTACGGCCTATTTGAAGCCATGTTATCTAACTCAATTTTTATTGGATTATTGGATTGTGCCGCCAATAAAGCCGCTAAACGTGCTTGTTGTGGTGATACAGGTATTTTATTAGATATTGGTTGCTTTGCTTTATTTAAAGCATCTAGCATCTGTCCATATTTATACGCAACCTCTCCTACAACCCGAGGAGAAGATGCGGCAAGATCAGCCACCGCCAAAGCAGGGCCGCCAGCACCATACGCAAGGAAGGCTTCAGGCGCTGCGGTAGCCCGTTGTAGACCACGAGGCGTAAATTCATTTAAAGCCTGACCCGCAAGAGCTGGCATCATTTCATTGCCACCCATTGCCTCCAATTGTTTAGCCAATTCCAAGCGTTGCCCATAATTGGTATTAACATTGTTTCGCATTAACGATTGCAATTTACGGATGGCCGTATCAGCAGAGGCTTTTTGACCAAGCGATAAAGCACGTTCAATTTCTTTAATTTGCTCAGTCGCATCCGTATAATTCTTCATCACTTTAGAATATTCGGGCGCTTGCGTGCTAATTTCTTTTTTTACAGCGTCATAAACTTGTTTGCCAGCAGAGTAAGCCGTTTTTTCTTCCATCCCTAATTTGCCAAAATCTTCCCAAAGACTTTGTTTAAGATTGTCCATGCCTTCAGGCGTGTGATACTCAGCAGGATCAGATTTTTTCCAATCAGCCACTTTAGTTTTAATGTCGTCTAGCACTGTGGCAGCGGTTTTATCTTTGACTTTGCCTTTAAAGTACGCCATGCTTTCAGCGTCTTTTATGGCTTTATCAATTCCCGCAAAATCTAAAACAGACGTATCGCTTTTAACATTGCCCATGCTAGAACGATATTCAGCCTGTTTATCCAAGTTCATTTTGGCAAGGTTTGTTTTAGCATCATCTAACACTTGCGTGATTGGCACTGTTCCACGCATATTTTCTAAAAAGGTTGCGTTTCCTTCTTGTCCAGCTTTGACCGCTTGAGTGATTGGTTCAGTCCCTACGCCAGTTTTTAAAGCCAATCCTTGTTTAGTTAACGCCCCTGCCAAATCGTATGCTTTGGATGGCAACTTAACCATAGCATTAACAGGATTGGTAACATCTGCCGCTTTTCCCAAAATATCAGCTGCTGTGTTTAATCCAGACACAGTTTTTATACTAGGAGCGCTTTTGGGTATGGCATTAAAACCAATTGCCCCACCACGAGCTATACCGCCTACACCCGATATCAATGTAGAAAGATCAGCCATTGCGCCAACAGGATCAGTTGCAATTGTGTTTTTGATCCCTTCAACACTACCGTAGCGTTGTTTTAATGCCCCACCCGCTTCATTTGCTGCAATAACAGCACGTTGTGCGGCTTCAGGATTTGATTCAAATTTGTTTACAAAATCTACAACAGACTTTGGCATTGCATTTTGTAAACCCCCCGCAGCAACATCCATAATCCCCGATGCTGTTTGAACAGGATTTGTCACGGCATGATAAAGGCCAGACACTAAATTGCCAGCACTTGATGGAATGTTAGTGATTGCTTGACCAACCATTTCACCATAACCCATAGGTTTTGATTTTTCCGCTGGTTTTGGCAATCCATACAAGTCAGCGTTTAAGCCACTAGCTGGCGCTCCGTAAAGTTCATCTAATAATGCCATTTATTGCACCTTATAACCTTTTGCAATTGCATCTTGCATCACTTGACCGATTGATTTTCCTGTTTTTGTTGCAACATCTTGAATTTCTTTTGCAGTTGTAACTTTTTCAGCAGGCTTGCCATAAAAATCTGATTTTTCTTTAAAGCCTTTTACGTCATAACCCGCTTTATCAAGATTGCCAATTGTTGTATTACGTTTAGCATCAATCAATTCTTGTCGTTCCGTCATTCTAGATTTAATCATTGATGGACTCATGCCTGGGTTTATTGTTGTCTTATCCCAAGCCTTTTGTTCACCCGCTGTCAATGACGCGCCAAACAAAGCGTTTCTTGCCACGTTATCGTTGGCCTCGTGAGAAGCCCACCATTCTGCTTGCGCTTGATTTTGACCGCCATATTTGCCACCAAGAACATTAGCCAATTCACCGCCAACTTTTAAGGAATAACCGCCAAATTTATCTTGAAATGTATCAGCTAATCGTTTTTGGTTGCCCAAAGAATTGTCTATTGCAGTAATTTTTTCAACTTCTCCAGTAGGCAACGCTCTATCTTTCACGCCAATTGCTTGGCCTCCTTGTGTAATTGGTTCAAAATTTCCCGTGTCTAAATTAACTCTACCACCCCTTGCCGCGTCATAGACATATCGTTCACGAGGGGGGGCTTGTGCGCGTCCAGCAATTTGCTGATCTGTTTGAAATTTCTCAAATGATTTTGGAATTCTTCCAGCGGCTTTTTCTTGTGTTTGATACAAGTTGTAACCAGCAAGGCTTGGTGGGCCTTCAACAAATGGAAGAAGTTTAGTACGATCTATTTTGCCGCCACTGGTTGCTGCTCTCCAACTTTCTGGCGTGTAATCTTTTTGATTTAAAGGCGCTAAGCCTTTTTCAAAGTCTTCTGGCCCTTTAGCCAAAATGCTATAGTCAGTTGGATTAAGCAGCGTTTCATCTTTGCCCAATTTTATAGGCGCTTTAGGCGCTGTTTGAGCTAATAATTGCGACAAGGCTTGTTGTTGCATACCAGGCGTTTTAAACTCGCCAATTATTGATGGATTAAGCACGCCCGCTGCTTTTGCGGGCATAGCGGGCATTGTCATTGCCTTTTGTTGGTCGGGTTGCATTTGCGCAAATGTAGGCGCAAGGTTTGGATTATCTTCAAAATCTCTTGCCGTTGGCTCTTGTCTCATTTCGGGCGTAGCCGCTTGGCCTTGCAAGCCTTGAATCAATCGTTGAATGTCGGCAGATGTGTCCGCACGGTATTGCTCACCCAAGGCTTTTTGCTCTGATTTCAATCCCTCTTGGTTTTTGTTTGACAAGTACATTTGAAGCACTTTAGCCAAACCTTGAACGGGGCTAATTGGGGCTTGGATGCCTTGGTATGAACCCGCTTGGACAGGCTCAAATGCCTGTTGTTGCAGAATCTCAGCCATTTTCTGTCTGCGATCCAACTCTTGTTGTTGCAACTGATAAGGGTTTGCAACACTAAACTGTTCGTATTGATTAGCCATGTTTTTACCCGTTCAATAAACCGTAGTTGACCATTTTGTAACCGCTTGGGTGCATCACGACAGCTTCAGGCATGACTTTCTCAGCCTCATCTGCCATTACGCCTTGTTGACGCTCGCCAAAGATGTCATATTCATAAAGACCAATGCCAAGTTTATGAGTGCCAATGCGCTCAATGTTTGACTTTAGTTTGCGATCAGAAAATATCAAAGGCGCTGCTGCACCCGCAAGGCCAAACAAACCGCTTGTTTGAGCATTAGCACCCGCTTGCTGTATGCCATATGTCTGCATATTAGCCGCGTTTTGCGCTTGCGCACCCGCAAATATAGGGGCGGGGGCAATATTGGTTGGGTTGTAACCTTGTAATTGAGGCATCTGCAATTGCGATCCACTCATCAAGCCCGTAATCTCATTCAAGGGTTGATTGCGCAACGTAAGGCTTGCTTGTAAATTCTGCAAAGCCGCATTGTTACTAAACTGCGCACTACCAAGGTTTTGGTTGTACTGCTGAAGTTGTGCGGCATTAGCCAATTGTTGTTGTTGCGCTGCAATGGCTTGATTCTGAGCAAGAGCTTGGTTTTGCGCTGCTTGCGTCCCCATGCTTTGTTGATAGTTTTGAGCCGCAGCCGCATTTGCCAACTGTTGACTTGTTACATTCTGAGCAAAATTCTGTGCGGTTGCTTGATTGCCCGCTTGCTGAGTAGCCAACGCATTGTTGAAATTTTGCTGTATTGCTTGATTTCCAAGTTGTTGATTAGTCACGTTCTGACCAAAGTTTTGGGCAACCGCAGCGTTTGCTAATTGTTGATTGGTCACATTTTGACCAAAGTTTTGAGCAACAGCTTGATTTGCCAACTGTTGATTAGTTACGTTTTGACCAAAATTCTGCGCAGCCGCTTGATTTTGAGCCGCTTGCATACCCATACCTTGTTGGTAATTTTGACCAATTGCGGCATTGTAGGCTTGCTGATTTTGCAAATTTTGCCCAAAGTTTTGCCCAATTGCCGCGTTGTAAGCCTGTTGTTGGGCTAATCCTTGCGCTGAATTCTGAGCAATCGCTTGGTTTTGAGCTTGTTGATTTTGCAAATTTGCACCAAAACCCGACAATTGCGCTTGATTGGCAAACTGCGCATTGGCTTGCGCTTGTGCATATTGTTGCGCTTGAGCTTGATTTGCAGCCGCTTGTTGTTGCAGTGCAGTATTTTGATTTTGTGCAAGTGCTGCATTTGCCGCGTTTTGAGCAGTCATGCCCTGACCAAAGTTTTGCGCTACGGCAGCATTGCCCGCGTTTTGAGCAGTTATTCCTTGACCAAAATTCTGTGCAACCGCTTGATTTTGTGCTTGTTGGGCAGATAAACCTTGACCAAAGTTTTGACTGATAGCCGCGTTTGTTGCATTAGATGCCGCCAACCCTTGACCAAAATTCTGACCAACTGCCGCATTTGCCGCATTTTGAGCCGTTATATTTTGACCAAAGTTTTGAGCAATGGCTTGATTAGCCGCTTGCTGTGATGTCATTCCTTGATTGTAATTTTGAGCAATTGCTTGGTTGGCAGCTTGCTGAGAATTCATCCCTTGAGCATAGTTTTGCGCAACCGCTTGATTGGCGGCATTTTGTGCCGTTATACCTTGATTAAAATTTTGAGTAACCGCTTGGTTTGCTAAACTTTGAGCAGTTGCACCTTGGTTGAAATTCTGATTCACCGCTTGATTAGCAATATTGTTAGCCGTTACGCCTTGTCCAAAGTTTTGGGCAACAACTGCGTTTGCCGCGTTTTGAGCCGCTAAACTTTGTCCAAAATTTTGACTGACAGCTTGGTTGGCAGCATTTTGCGCTGTCATGCCTTGGTTAAAGTTTTGGTTAATTGCTTGATTGTTAATATTATTAGCCGTTGCAGCTTGACCAAAGTTTTGAGCAACAGCGGCATTTTGGGCATTTTGTGCTGCCAAACTTTGACCAAAGTTTTGGTTGATAGCTTGATTTGTAGCGTTTTGGGCTGTTATTCCCTGACCAAAATTTTGTGCAACGGCTTGATTTGCCAATTGTTGAGCATTTAACGCTTGACCATAGTTTTGAGCAATCGCTTGGTTGCCCGCTTGTTGGTTTTGCAAATTAACGCCAAAACTTGCCAATTGAGCTTGATTGCCAAATTGACCTGATTGCAACTGTTGGTTAAATCCTTGCCCTTGAGCCGCGTTTTGTGCTTGTTGAGCCGCCAAAGCATTGCTAAAGTTTTGTTGTGTACCCGTGTTTCCAAATTGACCCGCAGCCAAGGCTTGACTAAAGCCCTGTTGATTTGCCGCAGTGTCCAAGCTAATTCCTTGCAAAGCCGCTTGAGTCAACAAATCATTTTGTTGTTGGCTTTGATCTAGCATTGCATTTTTATATGCCTCACCACCCGCCACTAAACCTTGGTTTGCCAAGTTTTGAGCATTTAGCCTTTGTTGACGTTCTAGTTGAGGCGCAAGCCGCGCCATGATTGCCGCTTGTCCCGTAGTGCCCGCATTAACAGGCATTTGGGCAACATTGCTCAAATTTAATTGGTTGTTGGCAAGATAATTGTTGGCGTTTAAGTTTTGGTTGATTTTGCCAATATTGCCAAGGGATTGTTGCAAGTTGACACCTTGCACGCCACCTTGCGCCAAACCATATTGTGAGGGGTTTAAGCTACCGGCTGAACCATATTGATCGCCTGTGATGTTTCCTTGAGCCAAACCAAATTGACCGCCCGTAAGATTTCCTTGAGCCAAACCGTATTGATTTGCGGCAAGATTACTTTGCGCTGATCCGTATTGCCCACCTGTAATATTTCCTTGCGCCAAACCAAATTGATTTCCCGTCACGTTTCCTTGTGCTAGACCATATTGATTTGCAGCAACATTTCCTTGGGCCAGGCCATACTGATTAGCAGAAAGATCGCCTTGCGCTAAACCATATTGATTTGCCAAGACATTTCCTTGTGCCAAGCCGTATTGATTTGCACCAACATTACCCTGTGCTAATCCGTATTGGTTGCCTGAAACATTGCCTTTTGCTGTTCCAAATTGGCCTCCGGTAACATTACCTTGAGCTAGACCGTATTGATCTGCTGCGGCAGTATTAGCGGCTGAACCGAATTGATTACCCGTAAGACTGCCTTGCGCTAGTCCGTACTGATTTGCCCCTACATTGCCTTGAGATAAGCCATATTGGTTTGCATTAATTGATGAGGCAGAACCATAACCGCCCAAATCAGGGCCGCCTTGGACAGTCCCGTAATCGCCATAAGTTTGTTGCAAAGTTGGGCCTGTTACGCCACCCGTTGCAGTGCCACCTTGGAAATTACCCAAAGCACGTCCATTAAATACACCACCAACGGCTTGACCACCTTGAAAATTTGCGCTTGCTTGTGGGTTTGTAACAGAGCCTTGTGCTGTACCACTAGCAACAGAGCCTTGTGCTAAACCATTGGCAACAGAACCTAATGCTTGACCACTTTGTGCGTTTCCAAGAGCCGTACCGCCTGTGACATTACCAACGGCTTGAGTACCCGTGTAGCCACCCGTAGCCGATCCCATTCCTGTTAAATCAGGAGTACCCGCTATTTTTCCAGAATCAGCAAGGGAGAAAATCCCTTGTGGGCCTGTATATTGGTAAGGCGTGCTAATGATGTTTGCCGCACTTGCAAGACCTTTTTCACCAAGATTTGCCAATCCTTGTTGAACACGTTGTTGTGATGCCAACGTATTTTGTGCAGTTGGCGTTAAGGTTTGGTTAATCGTTGGTTGATTTGTAACAGGATCAAACGTAACGGTTTGACCACCCAACGGGCCATTGATGTTGGGGTTGTTTAGATAACCCTGTTGAAGCGCTGTCTCTTTGTTTGCTACGCCTTGGGCAGTAGCCGCAGCCGCATAATCAGGCGTTGCGGGTGCGGATGGTTGAGGGCATAAGAAAGCCATGTTTATTCCTTAAATTCGTATGTTTCGCCTGATGGCTCATAGTTCGCTCTTTGAAGCAAAACGCTCAAATCTTGATTTTTCTTGTGGCTTATCATGATTTGACTGACACCATTGACTTTGAGCATTTGCCCCGCTAACTTGAGCAGTTTGCAAATTCCAAGACCGCCTCGGTGTTCAGGCAGCACATAGTAAAAAACGTCTAACGCTTGCATTGCGCCATAAAAAGGCGATCTAAACACCATAAATCCCGCATGACCCGCTAATTCACCCGTTTCGGTGCGCAAAGTAAAGTATGCGAAATTGCCCGTTCTTTCTAACTCAATCATGCCGCCCAAATCGCTTTTTAGGTTGGCATTGCCGTAAAGTTCAGTCCAATGTTTCCCAATAAGAACCACGGCTTCGGCTGAAACTTCTGCAAATCTTTCCATCTTTGCGTTCATATACCGGCCCATCCTTGTTGGAAAACCACATCGGTTGAGGCCCACTCAATTTGCAAGCCCTGTGAGGCTGATTTTAGTTGAATTCCCGCGCAATATCCAATGCCCGTAACGCCTTGCCAATTGTTTGTGATAATTGTGCCACTTGACCACAATGCGTTATCCCAAGTAGAAGAATCCCACAAACCATATGAAGTTGGACTAAAATTTAAACTTCCCGTTGTGTCTGATATGTCAAAATCAACATTCATACCAACTAAAATAGCGGGCGTTCCATCTGTAAAAATAGATGGTCTAGCCCTTGTAAAGTATTTCTTTACACCACGGCTTTCGTAATAGTTAAATGCTTGCAAAGCAACCGCATTGATGTCATTTGTATCATCAACAAAGCCATCCCAAGCTAAACCAACATACCCATTGCCACCAAAATAAGGATTGTCGTTAAATGTTTCCCAACAATTAGCGTTCCATCCGGTAAACCTTGTCCATGACTTTGTAATGGTGTTCATCACAAATTGCTCTTGTTTACCAAGGCCAACAGGCACATTGATCCACAAAGCATTGTTTTTTGCGTGATAAAGCAAAGCCCAACCAAATGAGTTTTGATATAGCGTTGTCGCCTCGGTAATAGCACCTTGGATTTTGTCGGATAAATTGACCCTTGGATCAAGTCGGCTCGATTGCAATGCCGAGGCCAATGGCAACAAGCCATCCAAACTCAAAATCAATAAGTCGCCACCATACTTGTATAAACAACGCCTAGAAACGGGCGCACCGAGCTTCCAAACGCCCGCTAAAGCCCAAGTGCTTGCGGAGGCGGGGTCTGTGCCTCGGTAAACAATAATCTCGCCCTGTGACGTTACAAACACAAGGTTGTCATCTACGCCATAACCCGCGTCAATTGTCCATGCGCTAACAGAAACAATGTAACCGCCCATTCGGGCAATAGAACTTAGGTCTAAAACCTCGGCAGCGCCACCAACCGAGTTAGTAGGCAAATACCATGCTTTTAAACTTTCTTTTTCAACAAACCATACACGGTTTTTAAACAACGTCACGTTGTCTAGTTTGTTTGTCGTTACACCTGTAATAGCAATCGGTGAGCTTGATGCGTTAATACTTGCCCATGTTGTGCCGTTGTACAGTAACGGGTCATCTACGCCATTGCAAGCATAAAGGAAGCTACCTCCGGCAGTTGTGACGTTAATATGCTCAAAACGGCTATTGGTTAAACCCGTTTTCTCAGCCGCGCCAACTGCGCCTTGGGTTGTGCAGTTGTAGATTGAACCATTGGCAATACCAAACAACTTGCTTACAGTTCCGGTTTCATACGCCATTACCGTTTCAACTTGACCTGTAATCCCCGTTGACCATTTGCTATATCCACCGCGCAAGTTCACACTTGACACGGTTGGAAAGAAATTAGTCATTGTCACCGCATCAGTAGGTGACATATTTGCCAACGAATCACGAACATTCCAACCCCCAACGGGTGCGGGAATACTCGCTACGTTAGCGGCAGTCCTTTGGGCAATTTTTGGCATTACGGTGATGCCCCATAACCACTGTCAGGAATGTTGTCGTAGCCCACCAAGATAGTGCCTGGCCTTGGCGCAAACGACAAGTTAGCCGCAGACATATCCAAAGCAATAGCCGCTTCCATTTCTTCCAAATAGTTGCGATACATTGCGGTTGTGTCAAAACCTTTAGCCTCAAAATATTTGAGCTTGGTTGAAAGAACCATCAAACGGTCAGGGTAAATGCAAGTATCGGTGTCAACCGTAAACGATGTTTTCGGAACATCTGCCGCGCTATTTGCCCAAGCATTTGAACGGTATTCGTAACCCAAAAACTCAGCGTTAGAAAAGCCTGGCCATATTTGAAAATACTTGCTAAACAAACGCCACCGAATCCTCGGGCCTGTTGCAATGTAACCCGAGAGCAACCACTCCCATTGTTGGGCATCTTCAGGGCCTAACATTTCCCAATGCTTGTCCTTATCCCACATTGTTCTTGGGATGATGGCTTCGTAGTCGCTTGGAAACGCATACTTCATCTTTTGGAAGTACACGGTTGCATCAGTAGCGGCAGCCGTTGTTCTTCTATTTATAGTGACAGATGTGCCAGAGTCCACCGTTTGAATAAAGGTGTTTTGGTCAATTCCCGTACCAACCACCATGTAAGTGCTATCTAAACCCGTTGTAGAGGGGATTCCCGTGATGGATGTCCCGTCATCGCTCCATGTGCCCGTAGTGGTCAAATATTCGGTGTAGAACTGTTTTTGAACTGTAAGAGTTCGCCAAGGATGTTTGCGCAAGAATTCGTATCCACTTGCGTTCATTAACGCAAGAATTTGGATAACGTCTTGATTAGTATTTCCCGCAACACTTGTCGGTGTTGTCACGCCTAATTCATTGGTAACTTGCTGCACTAACTGAAGCATAGTGCTAGACATAATTTACACCTCTTTTTTAGGGCGGCCTCGTGTTTTTTCAGACATCAAGGCTTTCATTTGCTCTTGCAATTCTTTCAATTCAGAACGGGTTTGCTCTAATTCAAATGAACTTTCACTTTGATTGCGTCTAAGCAGATATGCTCTTGCTTTTTCACGCAATCCAACAGCGCCCATACCTACGCGCTGCAATTGAGCATCACTTGCCGTAGCAACTTGCTCAACTGTTTGAAACTTTAGAATTTGCAGTTCAGCCATCTGACTGTCTGTAAATTCTTCAGGGCGATCTAGATGCCAATTTTGCAAAGTTGTGCCAATGATAGGCCCACCTTCTGAGTTTTGCATTTGATAGTGCAACCATTGACGGGGAAAGCGCTCTTTATGGTCATCACGAACGGGTTGTTCGATGATGTTGTACTTATCGCCTGGAACCATAATTCGCACAAACGGAATGTCTTTATATGGTGCTTTGTCAAATGTATAAAACTCAACGTGCAGATGTGTATCTGCGTTTGCAATATCGGAATCTAGTGCCATTTTTTATCCTGTGGGGATTAAGCTGAAGTGACGGATGCCCAAGTTGTTGCGCTTGGTGCAAAAAGAATCATGCTCTTTGCTGTTGCCAATGTAACAGATGAGGCTGCTGCATTGATTGTTGAGCTTGTATTGTAAGGGTAAACAGTAATCGTTTGACCTGAATCATTACGAATACCAATCATTGCGCCCGCTTCGGTAGGAGGCAATTTAACGCCCGTTGAAGCAGATGAAGTTGTGATTGTGTTAAACACCGCAGACAACAGTTTTGCATCAGCGGCAGTTGTACCCGTTGCAACAATGGCAACCGCGCCATCGCCCGCAATAGAGACCGTAGACAAGGGTGAGTTACCCGCGCCAAGAATTCTTGATGGAATAGCCATTTTAGTTCCTTAATTAAAAAGAGGCGGTTTTTATGCCGCCCCTTTTATTTTACACAGATGCTTTAGAGAACCATGCAGTGTCACCAGAAACTAGGGCAACTGCGGGCGAGCTATATGAGCCGCCTGAAGCTGTAACCAAGAATGTGGTTGCATTGATGGTGCAAACGGCTGTTGAGGCGGGAATAGATGCGTTGGCTTGAGCCAAAACATAAATTTTGCCATCAGAGCCAAATACTTCAGCACCCAAAGGGCCAAATGTAGGAATAGCCGTACCTGCGCTATTTGTGTTGGTGTTAACAATATTATTAAAGTCGATACCAATGAGGGGGGTGATTGTATATGCCATGATTACATACTCCTTTAAGCAATCAGAACGCCACAGAACTGTGGGCCTGAGCTAGTCAAATTACCCGCCCAACCGATCAACTTAACAATTGCGTCTTGGTTGACGGCTTGACGCTCACCACCAATAGGCACAAAGTTGCGGTCAACGTGGGGACGGAACATCAAATATTTGGTGTTCAAGAACCACATATGGTTTGCAGTAGCGGCAGAACCGATACCACCATCAAGCACAACATCAGATGCCATGCCCGCGCCATAGTATTTCAATGAAGCAAAACCCGCGCCTTGAGTGGAATTTCCACCATCAGTAACACGTTGGATTGATTGCATAGATTGCAAATACAAACGGTAATAGTTGCTGTCAGCAACGATCAAGTCAGGCTTGTCTGTGCCACGAATCAACTGAACAGCCAAAGAATCCATATAAGATTGGATGTTTGAAGCTGAAACAGCAGAACCGCCATCAGTCACGCCTGAATACTTCTGTGAACGCCAAAAGCTATAGTTGGCACGGTTAATACCACCGTATGTACCTGTTGATGGTGCATCGGGCACTGCTGCGCCCAAACCGGTGATGTTTTTACCGCTATTGCCTGTGCCATCTGTGTAGATGTCACCGCCAATACGGTTAGCCAATTGTGCTTCGGCAACCATCATGCGTCCATCGAGCAGATCAATAATTGCTTCTTTGCCCGAGTTTTGGATCATTTCTAAGCCAGAGATGGACACTGCGGCAGCGTATTGAGTAATGCTGAACTGAGCAGAACTGATTGGGCTGTTTTGTGACACGTTCAACACTTCATAACCCGAATATGAGTTCGTGTTATTGGTTGTGCTGTCGCTGTACATAATCTCTTGCAAGATCACGTTACCGCCTGAAAATGTCTTAACATTTCCACGGTCTTTGAGTCTACGCAAAAGGGCGTTGTTGTTTGTGACGTTATCAGCTAACTCACCAGTACGGCTTTGAATGTTGGTCGCAATGATGTCGCTGATACTGGAATTGGCAAATGCCATAATAATTCTCCTATATCAATTAAAGTCGTGCAGCTATTTGGTCAAATTGCTCTGCCAATAAACTGCGCCTGTCTTGAGCATTGTTTTTGGTAGCCATTCCTGGTGTGGAACTCTTTACCGAAACCGCATTAGCCCTTGCAGATTTCGCTGCTCGGTCTGCCGCTACTCGTTTTGCGTTTTCCAATTCGGCCTGTTTGCTGACTTGTACGCTGTCAAATAACTCAGGGTCGAGGCGCACAGCTTTTTCATATGCGTCCTCTAACGTCTGCGCCACGCCACTCTGTAGAAGTTGGATCATGGTCGGACGCGCTTCTTCAAAATGTTCTACTTTAGAGCTAAATTTTTCAATTTCGCCTAAAAGCTGCTGATTTTGAGCTTGCTCTTGTTGCTGTTTCCAGCCATTCACTTCACCACGAACATTGTTTAGTTCATTCTGAAGTGCATAAATCGTTGGGTCAACTCCCTGTTGGAAATTAACTTCATTCAAGTTTACTCCATACTGTTGCGCTAATCTACTAAATAATTGCAATTTTTCTTGCCCATTACTAGTTCGCAACATATGGTCAGCCTCTAACAAGGCTTTTACTGCTCTAGGAGTGTCTAAACCCATGCCTTGAATTGTCGGCAAATAAGGGGTAACCACTTCGTTAATCTGATCCGCAAATTGCGCTTTAGAGATTAAAGGCTCAACGCCCTTGCGCATTTGTTCCTCACGTTGCCAAGCATACTCTTGCATCCTTGGGTCGGCAGTTTGCCAAACTTCGTGAAAATCCTTCTTCCAACTAGCGGGCGCACGCTTCCAAACGGGTTCTTCTGCGGCTTCTTCTGCGGGTTTACCATTAGTAGAGGCAAACTTACCCGCCTCATCACGCTCAAATTTTGCGGGTTCGGCTTGTGCTACCTCATCAAATTGTTGTGCAAGTAGCTCACGCCTTGCATCGGGCGCTTCTGTTGGGACAATGGGTTCTGTAGTATCCAAAGTTTATCTCCTGTGATATTTCATCTGATTGGCTTGCTCACGCAATGAATTCATTATCTTGTTGGCTTCGTTGTGGGTCATGTTGCCCAACTGTTGAGCCAAAACCTCACGCCTTTTCTCGCTAGAGGGGGCGGTGAGCTTTGTTTCCATTGATTCATTGCCCACCTCGATACATCCATTGGCTTTAAGATGTTCACGGTGTCGGCTTCGGCTCTGAATGATAGAGCCGTCAATCATTGATTTATAGGGAGAAATGTCACCCATAATCATGGGCGCATCAATATCGTCATTGGTTTTGTGTTTTTCAACCAATTCGCCATTACGCATAACGTAAGTTGTTCTCATAGTAGCAAAATTTCCTCGTCATCTGATTCGATGTGGTCGTCCCAAATTAACTGCATTTTGTCCAAATTTGACACCATTTTTTGGATGTCTGTCAATGTGACATTTTGCTTGGTTGCGATTGTAGCAAATGTTTCAACATAAGGCGCAATTATTTCCTCGGGTATTTTGCCCTCAACAATGCGCTCGTATGCCGCAATGATCTCGTCCCTGCGCTTTTTGTTCTTCTCTTGCTCACGTTTATGCTGTTTTTTGAGCTTATCAGGGCCTGGGTCATGCGTGTCATCAATAATAATGACGGGCACAGGAGGCGTGACATTGCCCACCGCGCCCGTTGCTTGAACACCCGTTAATTGGAGAACTATTGGGAATGTGGCAACGACAGTGCCAACTGCGCCCGTAGCTGATACACCATTTAGGGCTAATGCACCGCTTGAAACAACAGAGCCAACCGATCCCGTAACCGATACCCCATTGAGGCCAACAGTTATAGATTCGCTCTCATTTCCCGCCAAGCCTGATGCTTGGACACCTGTTAACCCAATGCTGATATTGTTGGCAAATGAACCAACTGCACCCGTTGCGGATACGCCCGTTAATGTATGAGATTTTTCACCAAGTACAGACCCAACTGCACCTGTAGCTTGAACGCCTGTCGGTGTGGCACTAACGGCAACACTTGGGCTGCCAACGCCACCCGTAGCTTCGTTGCCCGTTAATGGGAGGCTATCCCATCTGGCATCGTCCCAAGTACCCGTGCCCCAAGGCCCTTGTGCCATTATGCAATACGCAAAAGACCTGTGGTCGCATCATTAGTGGGCATAGTCAACGTGAAAGTGCCCGCTGTTACTGTTTGCGATCCAAAGTTGTGAACGCTGACTGCTTTATTACTTGCGCTTGAGTTATAGATTAAAACGGCATCAAAAGCCGTTGTGACCGTTAAAGCAGACCATGAGAAACTAGCCGATGGTGTCCAATATGCCGTTGTGCCGCTTGTTGCGGGGGCATTTGCATTGGTGACCGTGACACCACCCGCTGTATAACCCGTGCCTGAAGTATTCGTAACTTCATTGGTAGTTGAATAAACAGTGGTTGCCGCGCCCAAGCTACCTGTTGCAAAGTACAAAGCCGCTTTAAAGGTGTTTCCCGTACTTGGTGTGAAGTTGTGCGTTCCTGTGAGCAATTCGCCCTTGAAACTTGTACACATTGCCGTAGTATTTGCCATTTTGTTTCCTTAAAAAGATGAAGCAGCGCCATCAGCAAGGGCTGCGTGTTTGAGTTTCACATGAACCGAACGATGCACTAATTCACCATCTAACCAATATTCAACCCATTCGATTGTCTCGGTATCGGTGTCCGATTGCCCTTCTCGCTTTTCAAGCAAGGATTCATCCATCTGACCTTTAGTGGTATCAATCATTTGACAACCTCCATACCTACGGCTTTTCCATCAGGGCCACGCACAATTCTCTTTGGTGCTGAAATCATGTCAGCCACATTTTTCATCACTTGCGTGTTGTCGTTTTGGTTTTTCAACATTTCTTGCATAGTTCCAACGCTTTGATTGTGGCTTTGCATGACTTGTTGATGTGAGTTATTCACCGTGTTCATCATTGCCTCAATCATGCCCCTCAAGTCTTGATTCAATGTTGCGTGCATTTGTTGTTGCGCATCCATATCCTCGGGCAACACGGACGCTGAATGGCTGATCTGAGCCACACGAATCTTGGTGTTGGCATCCAATTCGGCTTTGAAACGCTCCATTTGTTGCTCACGTTCAAGTTTTGCACTTTCAAGTTGCGCAGTAAACTGTTGTTGTTGCGCATCGGCTTGGAGTTTAGCTTGTTGCAATTGGGCATCAAACTGTGCTTTGGCTTGCGCAACTTGCATATCCGCTTGAACCCGCATTTGCTCGGCTTGTTGTTGAGCTTGCATCTTCATCATTTCAGGATCAGGCTTGGGTTGTTGCGGTTGAGCCATCTTTTGCTTAATTTGGTCAAGAGCTTGGTCAATAACACCCTCAAGTTGTGATGATGACTTGAACGCACTTACGCCAAACTTCATAACTTCCATCAATACGGGTGTCATTTCGGGGCTTGCTTGTGCAACAGGCATGGCTTGCTGTAGGAATCCCGCAAACGCACCAATAAACTCTGTACGCTCGCGCTTTATTGCCGCCTCGTCCAATTGAACCAAGCTATCCGCTGCCACTTCAATTCTAAAGTTACGCAATGGCTTGTTTTTAATCAACGCCAAAGCCTGTGGAATCATCTGTTGATCCACGGGTTGCATTTGGCTTGCGCCCGCATACATCGCTATGGTTTGCGGCTGAAACTTGGTGCAAATGATCTGCGCCTTGAGTCTAATCAAGTCAGAGGCAAATAATGCCACTTCCTCTTGCATAGAACGCAATCTAAGGCTTGCAAATTGTCCCTTGATCTGTTGGGCAGTAGCGGTTTCACTTGCTTGTGATGCACCCCTC